CGCGTATGCCACAGGCTGTTGGCAATCTCATATTGGGCAGTGCATTGGGTTCAACGGCCGTCATAGGTTCACTTACTTTAGGTTATGTCGTTGGCTACATAGCAATCACAGCCGTCACATCATGGGTGTTACGCGCACTTTCACCTAAACCCGACTTCGGTGCTGGATCGCGTGGCTTGCTTGTAAATAGCCGCGAAGCCACCGCGCCACATCAGATCGTTTACGGTGAAGTGCGTAAGGGTGGCACGGTTACATTCATCGAAAGCACTGGCGATACAAACCAATACTTACATCAGATCATTGTGCTTGCTGGGCATGAAGTGAACGATATTGGTGATATTTACATCAATGATGAGGTTGTTACGCTAGACGGCAGTGGATTTGTTACTGACACTAAATGGAAAGACGGTGACGGTAATTCTAAAATTCGCATCAAGACAAAAACAGGTGCAGACAACCAGACGGCAGACAGTGATCTAGTTAGCGAAACATCTGTTACATCCGACTTCAAGGGCGAAGGCATTGCCTACCTTTATGTGCGCATGGAGTATGACCAGAACGTATTCGCTGAAGGCATTCCGCTATTTACGGCCAAAGTGCAGGGTAAAAAGGTATATGATCCACGCACATCCACAACAGGGTATTCTGCGAATGCTGCATTGTGCATACGCGACTATCTTGTTTCCACCTATGGCCTAGATAATGACGGTGACACCAACGACACATCATTCCAAGCTGCGGCCAACACATGTGATGAAAGCGTTACTCTAGCCGACAGCGGAACTGAGAACCGTTATGAAATCAACGGCGTTATTAGCTTAGATCAAACGCCGTCCGACATTCTTGGCGATATGATGACGGCTTGCGCTGGCACATTATTCTGGGGTCAAGGTGAATGGCATCTGAAGGTTGGCGAATATACTTCATCAGTTAAGACATTTACACTAGATGATCTGCGCGGCCCAATTAACCTAGACACTAAACATAGCCGCCGTGACAACTTCAACATTGTGCGCGGCACATTCACAGATGCGGCGCAAAGCTGGATACGGGCTGACTACCCTGAAATACGGTCATCCACATTTATCAGTGATGATAATGATATTGAAAGTGCGATTGACTTAGCACTGCCATTCACAACGTCATCAGCGATGGCGCAGCGTTTGGCAAAAATGACGCTATATCGCGCACGGGAGCAGATGACATTCACGGCTGACTTTGGCCTAGAAGCGTTTGAAGTAGAGTGTGGCGATATTATAGCTTTGACGATTGACCGTTATGGCTGGTCGGCCAAAGAATTTGAGGTGGTAGGCTGGAAGTTTAAGAATGATGGTGATGCGGGTGATCTGCGCGTTGCACTTACATTGCGGGAAACATCATCTGCCGCGTTTAGCTGGTCGGCTGAAGAAGTAGATATTACAAGCAATGACAGTACACTACCAAGCCCAACCAGCAATATAGAGCCATCATCTGTAACAGTCACTGACACAGGCGTTGTGCAAACTGATGGCACATTTGTCGCACAGATCAAGGTCGCTTGGACGGCTGGCACAAATAAATTTATTGACCACCATGAAGTGCAATGGAAGCTGACTAGCGCGTCAGATTATGCGTCATCGCAAATAGATGCTGGCGAAAATTCGATCATACTTGGGCCATTTGAGGCTGGTGAGCAGTATAATGTGCGGGTGCGCGGCGTATCGACTACAGGCCGCAAGAGTGCGTTTGTAAATGCTGGCGCACATACAGTTGGCGGCGACACTATTGCGCCATCACCCATAACTGGACTAAGCGCAACTGGTGGTATTGAAAGCGTCACTTTGGATTGGACTGCCCCAACTACACAAGTCGGCGGTGGAACGCTGTATGATCTAAGGGGATACAATGTCTACCGTAACACCAGCAACAGCCAACCAGCATCACCAGTGGCCTTTGTATCGGCTGATAAATACGTTGACGGGGCATTAGCGGCCACAACTACATATTATTATTGGATTACCGCTTTAGACCACAGTGACAACGAAAGTACGGCTATAGCAAGTGGTTCTGTAGTGACATCAGCACCACCACAAGACGGTGCAGACGGTGCAGACGGTATAAACGGTATAAACGGAACCAACGGTGCAGATGGCGCAGATGGCGCAGACGGCGCGACAGGTGACACAGTAGTTACAGGCAAAGTTTATTATCAGACATTGCAGTCATCCGCGCCAAGCACACCAAGCGCGTCAAGCTATAGCGTTTCTACAGCTTCATTTACGGGGCTAACTTCAGGTTGGTCTTTAACACAACCATCTGTTGACGTAACTGACACTAGCGTCCGTGAATGGTCATCAGATTTTACAGTCACAATTGACGGCACAACATCCGCGCAAACTATTGTATTTACTAGCCCATCAGGGGCCATTCAGGTCACAACGGATTTGGAAAGCGACAACTATGTAGCGGGAACGTCTGGCTGGCATATTGAGCGTGATACGGGCAACGCAGAGTTCCAGAACGCAACTATTCGCGGGACGCTTAATGCAAGTGATATAACGGCTGGTGAAATAAGTGTAGGCAGATTGCCCGGTCTTGTTAGGGAGGCAAGCGGAACGACAACTAGCACAATTAATGATAGTGGAAGTATTTCTTCAACTTCTAACAGAGTTACGCTGACAGGGGTAACAACTGGAAGCAAGATTTTAATTACGACTACTATCACTGTTCAATTTGGTTCTGTGGATTGTTCCGTTTCTTCAACCCATTCAGGTTTTTCAACAACCATCCCGTCAACAGGATTGTCAGCCCCTGGCGGTTTGGCAGGGACAGTTTCATTTACGCACACTGGAACAGCGACAGCAAGCACGGTTTATCAAGGTGTGTTCATTTTGCCAGCGGGTAGTGGTACCACAAATCGAACCTACACAATCAGTCATTCTATATTGGAGTTTATCAAATGATAACGGCTGTTTTATATGACGTTTTGACAGGCGCGATAGTTAAGACATTGGATGTTCCTGATATGGATTGCCTAACTGAAAACGTGCAAGATGGACAAGGCTATCTATTAAGTGATTACCCTGATGACATTGAAAATTACACTGTCAGCGATGGCGCATTAGTTCGTAAATCTCAAACGGAAATAGATCAGCAATTAAGCGATAAAGCGACTTTGGAATTTAGAGGGCAGAGGGACTTGTTACTGACTACGTCCGATTGGACGCAATCACCAGACAGCCCACTAACAGACGCTAAGAAGGCAGAATGGGCCACCTACCGCCAAGCCTTGCGCGACTTGCCGTCAACCACAACTGAACCAACAAACCCAACTTGGCCAACTAAACCAACCTAGTCTTTGCAAGAAGGCTAAAATGCGCTAGAATGCGCTTGCATATGCTCAAAAATACGAATGAGACGTACTAGTACAACTTAAAGGAGACCTCCTATGGCTACGTTCAACAAGGTGAATGATTTCGTTCTCCATGCCGTGCATAACATGGACTTAGAAAGCGATCAGGTAGTTGTCGCTCTGTCCAACACAGCACCATCATCTGAGACATCAGACCCATCTGCGGATGGCAATGGCGTTTTGGCTAACGTGACTGAAGTGGCTTACACAAACCTTTCATCACGCAACGTGACAACATCTTCATCCACACAAACATCTGGCACATACAAGTTAGTATTGGCTGACATCACGCTAACATCGTCTGGCGGGTCAACTGGCCCATTCCGTTACGTTTACATCTACAATGATACAGTAGCGACACCAGCCGATCCGTTGATTGGTTATTATGACTACGGTTCATCATTGACGCTGAACGATGGCGATAGCCTTACAGTTGACTTCAGTGCCGCAAACGGTGTTCTTCAGATCGCATAGGGTGATTTATGGTTGTCCTAGCAAATAGGGTTAAAGTCGCAACAACGACAACTGGAACAGGCACAATTACGCTTGGATCGGCAGAAACTGGGTATCAGTCTTTTGCCGATGGCGGCGTTTCTGACCAAGACACAGTTCGTTATCTTATAGAAGATGGCGATAATTGGGAAATTGGTTCTGGTGTTTACACATCGTCTGGCACGACGTTAAGCCGTACAGTCAGTGAAAGTAACAATTCAGATGCAGCTATAAACCTGTCTGGCAGTGCTATCGTGATGATAACGGCGACCACTGAAGATTTATTCCTTGATGAAGATTATGGGTTAATCACTGGCACAGTCACATCTTTAGATGACTATGGAGCATTGGCGTAATGGCAAAACAAGTACAATTCAGACGCGGGACAACAAGTCAACACAGCACTTTCACAGGCGCAGTTGGTGAAATCACAGTAGATACCGACAAGGATGTTGTGGTGGTGCATGACGGTTCAACCGCTGGAGGCTTCCCGTTGGTTCGGCAGCTTTCTAACCTTAGTATTACGGCAACGGCTACTGAACTTAATTATGTGGACGGGGTTACGTCTAGCATACAAACACAAATTGATGCCAAGACAAGCACTGGCAAGGCAATCGCAATGGCGATTGTGTTTGGTTAATAGGAGGTCATCATGGCAGCACCAAACATTGTAAATGTTTCAACAATAACTGGAAAAACAACTGGGGCTGCGGTCGGCACAAGTACAGCATCTGTTTTATCCAATGCTTCATCTAGTAATAAGGTATTCAAGGTGAATATGATCCAAGTTTCTAACGTGGACGGCACCAACGATGCAAGCGTAACAATTAACTACAACACTGGTGCCGCTGGTGGTGGTACGAATTACGCTTTAGCAAAGACGGTTCTTGTCCCCGCTGACACCTCTATTGTCATAATTAGCAAAGACACCGCTTTTTATTTAGAGGAAGCCAATTCAATAACAGCATCCGCAACCGCGGCAAGCGACTTGGAGGTTGTTATTTCTTATGAGGAAATAAGCTAAAATGGCACGATTTTCTGGCGGTTATATTAAAGCAGATAAAGCACCATCTTCTTTAACTGAGACTTCGGGCGTTTATACCCTAGAAGATCATGCGCAATATTGGGGTAATGGTGAATTTAAGGGATCACCGTATGCAGCACCGGGCGGTGGTGGAACACCACCATCAACAGTGCAAATTTGGCTAGTCGGCGGCGGTGGTGCTGGCGGTGGCGGGTATGCTGGCGGCGGTGGCGGCGGTGGCTTAGTTTATGAAAGTGCTGCATCTATTACGGGTGGGACAACATACAACTTCACGATTGGTGCTGGGGGTGCGGGACTTAGTACAGGTGCTAGTGGTTCAAACACAACGTGTGATATTGCAAGCACAGATGCGCTTGGCGGTGGCGTTGGCGCGGGTGTAAATCCCAGCAGAACAACAACAACTAGTCCATATGAAACCGACGGTGGGTGCGGTGGTGGTGGTCGAACAGTTACGGCGACATCACATCATGGCACTGGGTCGCAAGGTGGAGATGGTGGTTCTGGGGGCCAATATTCGGGCGGTGGTGGTGGCGGTCAGACTGAAGATGGCGAGAACGCAGCTTCCTACACCCCGGGAACAGGTGGTGCTGGTACAGGCATCACGGATGCGAGTGGGACGGCAATTCGCTTTGGCGGTGGTGGCGGTGGTGGGAAAACCTCTGATAGCAACGAAGCAGATGGAAAAGATGGCGGCGGCGAAGGTTCACGAACCAGCGGTGTACAAGCCGAAAGCGGCGTGGCGAATACTGGCGGCGGCGGAGGTGGCCAATATCGCTCTAATTACGGTGGAAATGGTGGATCGGGCGTTATTTACATTAAGTATGGCGCAGATGCCCCGCCTAGTTCGGTCACAGGCTCATATTCTGTTTCATATAGCGACACGGCAGTATTTATTAAACTTACAGCGTCTGGCACGATAACATGGTAAGTAAAGATCGTTCTGTGTTTTTTATGTCTGGACTTCCAAGGTCAGGCTCTACAGCCTTGGGGAACCTACTTGCGCAAAACCCAGACATATTTTTCACAGGGCAATCACCTGTTTGTGAAATTTCATATCGTATCGCACATGCGTGTGACTTTTTCGCAAGAGAACAGTTAGACATGATGGATGAATATGACCGTGTTCGGCGCGGTTCTTTAAGAGCGTTTGCTGATCAATATTATAGCAAGACTGACAGAAGAATTATTGTTGATAAATGCAGAACATGGTCAGGCAAATACAATAGAGAATTAGCGCAATACATTTTTGGTCATAATAAAAACATTGTTCTTGTGCGTCCGATTGATGAAATTGTAAAATCTTATGCTTCAATAAGAATAAAAAACGGGTGGCAAGGTGATCTGTATGGTGATCTTTTTGAACCTAATGATGCGTTGATGATGCATCCATTGGAGTGTTTAAAATATACTGCCACAAGTGCGCGTCAAAATACGCTTTTCGTTAGCTATGACGATATTATTCTACAGCCAAGAAACACTATTTCAGCCATTTACAGGTTTCTTGGGGAACCAATATATGACCATAACTTTGGCGATATAACAGAAACAGTGCCTCATAACGATGAATTTCTTGGCCTAACTGGACTGCATGAAGTTAGATCAAAGCTAGAAAAAAGAAGTCACTCGATTATACTGCCGAATGAAATTAAGGATAAATGTGCGGATATTAACAACACGTTGATTTCGCTTGGTGTAAACCTTGGTAAAAGTTTGGACTTTATGACGGAGAACAAAAAAGATGGCACATTTTGCTGAACTAGATGACAACAATGTTGTGCTGCGCGTGATCGTCGTCGCAGACAGAGATTGTTTAAATGACAATGGCGATGAAAGCGAAGCGGTTGGTGCGGCTTTCTGCGCCAATACCTTTGGTGGCCGCTGGGTGCAAACAAGCTACAACGGCAACTTTAGAAAGTGTTATGCTGGGATTGGGTCAACCTACTTAGAAGATGTTGACGCATTCAAACCAGCACCGCCGTCAGATTTTCCATCTTGGGTATGGAATGAAACGGAATGGCGTTATGAACCGCCAGTTGCAGAACCAACTGTTGATCGCGACTTATACCGCTGGGATGAAGCTACGGTTACATGGGTGCTGAAGACTAATCCACCGCCCCAATAGGAGTGTTCGCAATGCAGACCATTCTGGTCATGGGGCTTCCCACTTCAGGCAAGACAGAATTATCAAAGCGGCTTCAGGTGAAGTTAAGTGCTTGTTGGTTTAACGCTGATGAGGTGAGGGATCAGGCTAACGATTGGGACTTTTCTGAAGCAGGTCGTTTGCGCCAAGCTAAAAGAATGAGAGAACTTTCAAGCCATTGTCAGGCCGAATTTTGCATTATTGATATGGTTTGCCCAACTGCGGCGGCGCGGGAAATCATCAATCCTGATTGGTTAGTTTTCATGGATACAGTGCTTGAAGGGCCGTTTGACGACACTAACAAGGTGTTTGAAGCACCTTCACTATATGACTTCAGGATTGTGGAAAAAAATGCTGAATATTGGTCATCTTATATCGCTGGAAAAATTGCTAAAAACATTCGTCGGCCAGTTTTCAATTGGCGATTGCCGACTGTTCAAATGTTGGGGCGTTACCAGCCGTGGCACTTGGGACATAGGGAGTTATTTAAAAAAGCATTAACGAAAACTGGTCAGGTTGCCATTATGGTTCGTGATGCATTTAGCGTTGACGGCAAAAACCCATATGAATTTGAGATTGTAAAAGATTTTATCCATCGTGATTTAGACCCGAAATATCAAGGCACCTTCATTGTTCAGAAGGTTCCAAACATCGTAAACATTACATATGGGCGCGATGTGGGGTATACTATCGAAAAGGAACATCTGCCGCCTGAAATAGAAAAGGTTTCAGCGACGGAAATTAGACGGAAGGTCAATTTGTAATGTTAGGTTTTGGCCCGATAGCATCAGCCCCGTTAGCCGATAGCGGGATAACTACGGTTTCATATGAAATGCTGGCTGACGGCGGGTCATTTATTACGTCTGGTCAGGCTGCAAATTTCAGTATCCAACGTGCATTGGTTGCTAACGGCGGGTCTTTGACGCTTTCTGGCCAAAGTGTTGATTTCCCTGTGGGGCGCAAACTTTCTTCTAGTGAAGGATTGTTTATTGTTTCTGGTCAAAGCATTGACACAAACAGAGGCTTCACATTACAAGCTGACGCTGCATCATTTGCTGCGACAATACCTGATATTGATATAATTACTGCGCCAATACTTGGGACAGGCGGGTTCACACTTTCTGGTCAAGCTAGTGGGTTCACTATTAACCAGACAGTAGATAGTGGATCGTACTCTATAACAGGACAAGACGCAGCATTAAATCTAAACAGGTCAATTGATGCGCGGCATACAGCCTACATTGCTACAGAACAGGACACAGACTTTGCACTTAGCAAGGTTGGCGGTACGGCTACATACACCCTTACAGGTCAAGCAAGCGGCCTAGCGCGTACACTAGATGCTGGCCAAGGCTCAATTGCACTAACAGGTCAGGCGACATTCTTCGGCGTTACAGTCTTTGCAAACCGTGGGTTGTTTAGTTTAACGGGTCAAGCGGCAAACAACGCAATCAGCAAGCCATCAGATAACGGCAGCTTTGCTGTGACGGGTCAAGATGCCGCACTATCGCCAACAACTGTTATTGAAGGCGGTCAGGCGACATTTACCGTAACGGGCCAAGATACCAACCTACTGCGCGATTACGCACTAGCAACGGACGCTGGCACATATGCGCTTACATTCCCAAATACAGACGTTGACACAAGCCTAACAGGCGGTGCTGGCAGCTTTGCTGTAACGGGTCAGGATGTAAACCTGAAGGTAAACGAAGTCCTAAGCGTAGACGCGGGTACATTTACAGTAACAACGCAAGACAACAACTTTGACGTAGCTGACAACTTTGTTGCGAATGTAGGCACATTTACGCTTGGTGCGGAAGATGCCGCGCTGAAGGTCAATTACTACATACTTGGCGACACTGGCACATTCACAATAACAGACCAAGACATCGATTTCATTGACACTGAAGTCTTTACAGTCGAAACGGGTTCATTCACGTTTACCGCTGATGATGTGCGGTTGGAGCCTGTTCTAACACTACCGATTGAGGCTGGCCACTTTACGCTAACAGGCCAAACGGCTGGTGTGGCGCAATTCCTGATTGTAGAAGGTGTGCAGCTTTACACCCTAACAGGCCAAGATGCCGCACTACGCGCTGGCCGTGCAAGACGCTTTGAATACGCAGATGTAGCCAACGCCGCAACCCTATCGCAAGATCAGCCAAACAATGCTATACTTGTGAATGAAAAGAATGAGGCCGCATAATGAGCTTTTATATTAAACAGAATGACACAGTGCCATCTTTACGCGCGGCCTTGGAGAATGGCAGCGGTGATGCAGTTGATTTAACAAACGCAACTTGCCAGTTTCATATGCGCAGTATTGGCTCAACTACAGTGACAGTTGATGCGGTCGCGCAGATCGTCAACGAAGCTACTGGCATTGTGCAGTATAACTGGATTGCTGATGACACTGATACAGTTGGATCATACCAAGCGGAATTTGAAGTCACCTATCCAGACGGAACAATTGAGACTTTTCCGAATAACGGATATATTCGTGTAGAGATTACCGACGACATTACATAGGTCTGACATGCCTGAAGAAAAGCGATTAGAACGGATCGAGCAAAAGCTGGACGAAATGTCAAAGGCCATTGTGTCGTTGGCGCGTATGGAAGAACGCATGGTGACGTTGTTCAAGCGGATGGATAGCTATGATGATACGCAAAGCAAGTTGTCGGATCGCGTGTCTAAGATTGAAAAAATATCCGGCGCAGATGGTGTGACATTACGGTTTCTGGAACGTATCTTCTGGATAGTCGTAACGGCGGCTGTAACAGCCTACGTTGTCACCCATATGGGCTGATGTTACTGGTTCTTTACCTAGTAACAGTTAATCCAGTAATCATTGACGGCCATAAGACAGTTGTGAAGGTGTGCCATTACGCACCGGCAGAACAGGACAAGTTTCCCAAAACTTGGGGTTTCGTGTATAATCCAAACTATAAGTGTCCTGATTTTATGGGTGTCTAAAATGTTAGCTGAACTTGCGGCCTTCAATGCGGCTTATCAGACGGTGAAGGCCACGGTTCAGGCTGGCCGTGAAATAGCATCGTGTGCGCAGTCGATTGGCACAATGGTGCAGTCGAAAGATGACTTGCATAAGAAACTGCAAAAGAAAAAGAACAGCCCCTTTTCACGCCAAGTTGAAACTGATCTGGAAGAATTCCTTGCGCTAGAAGACATCAAACAAGCCGAAAAAGACTTGGAATTGCTGATGGTCTACACAGGCCGGATTGGGTTGAAGGATGATTGGCTGAAGTATCAGGCGCAAGCGCGGAAGGCGCGGAAGGATGCGGAACGTGCCGCAATAAAGCAGCGTGAAGAATTGATGGAAAACATTGGTTTGGCGTTTAGCATTGTTCTTGCGTTTACCGGTGTGATTGCGGCCATCTATGGTTTGGGTGTCTACATGGGAAAGTGGTGATGTTTATATTGGTTTGGCTTAGTTTCTTTGATGGCAAGTTTGAATATTACCAACTAGGCGCGTTTGGCACTGAAGCGCACTGCAATCGTGCGAAAGTGCGGGCAGAGGTCATGGTAAAGAACGCCGGCCAAGCGGTGACATGCTTTGCCGTTGATCGGAATTGATTAAATGCGTGACGAATGGAAGGCGATATTGGCCTATGTCTATGCCTTCATATGCTTCTTTGATTTCGTCATTGTGCCTTCATGGATAGGCATTAACAGGCCACCGATTGACGATTTGGCATATCTAAACATAGAGAAATTCAGGCAAGTCTGGCAGCATCACCAACCGTTCACATTGCAAGGCGGCGGCATGTTTCATCTTGCCTTTGGCGCATTGCTAACGGGATCAGTGATCAATGGTGTTGGTAGAAAGAAAGAATAAGTATGTCGTTTATGACAAAGATGGTAAAATAGTGCTGATTACGTCAAACAAAAAGATTGCAGAACGATATGCAGATAACACCTGAATGGCTGGATAAGTGGCGCATATGGCCGCGCATGATTATTACGCTGTATGGCTTTGCCTTCTATCGCACAACGGAGTGGTTCATTAGCCTTGATGCCCCGTCAAACGCGCAAGCCGGTTACGTTAGCGTAATTGTTGGCGCGGGTGCGGGGTTTTATGGTATATACGTCAATGGGCAAAGCCCGAAAACGCAATCAACGCAGAAGGGAGTATGCGACAAATGCGGAAAATAAACACTATTATAGTTCACTGCA